TTGTAGTGACAGTTTCTATCGCAGGTTCAGTCGTGGTCGTTGTTATTTCTGGAGTTGAAATTGGAGTCATATCTAGCTCAGGAATTGAAACAGTGGTGTTTTCTGTTGGAAGTGTCTCAACAGGAGGGGGGACAATTTCCTCAACAGTCGTTGTAGTCGTTTCAGGCTCAGGTGCTATAGTTGTTGTAGAAGTTGTAGTGGAGGTTGTAGTTGAAGATGTTGTTGTTGTGGTCGGCACCACTGTCGTTGTGGTTGTGGTTGTTGTGGTGGTCGTGGTAGAAGTTGTGGTAGTTGGCTCTACAGTGGTAGAGGTGGTTGTGGTTGATTCTACTGTCGTGGATGTTGTGGAAGTGGTCTGAGTAGACCCAACACCATTGAAGCTCAGTTCATACCGCAAGTTCCACCCTTGATTTGTATGCCAAGCATCAGGGTTTCCACAGCAAATACCAGCCCGTAGTCTGTAACGACCAGCAGGTACTTCCATAGAGATGTACGACTGCAAGCCAATGGAGTCGTCAATGCTATAAAGCAAAGTTCCTGCTTCGTTGTATAGCCATAACATCGGGTCTGAGTTATACCCAGTAATCATATAAGTTTGCGCTATAAACTGTGTTGTCTCGCTGTAATCAAACCAAACATCTGTTGGTTCTGTGATTATTAGGTTTTCCGCTTTAGCGGGAGATGCAAAAAGAGCAAGTATAATTACAGGTATTAATATCCATGAGCCTTTTTTAAATCTTAATCTTTTCACTTAACCAGTATATATTAGGTTGAGTTAATAAGAAAATTAAGCTATATACTCAACACCACTAATTGTAAAAGTTGAAGTTGCTATGCTTGAGTTAACATAGATAGAAGCACCAGCGTTGACAACAAGTGCTGAGTCGTATGAAATTGTTTCTCCGCTTAGAACGGTAAAGTTACTTAAAACTTTATTGTTCGCACCAGCTGAACCACCTGCTGGTATTAAATGCAGATTGCATAAAAGCGTACTGTTTCCGGTATTGCAGATATTAATATTCTTAACAATTGCATAACTACCTGCATTGTTGCTTAGTGTGTATACACTCATTGCATTGTCACTACCAATGTATAGAGTTTTTGGTGTTAAATTAGCCATTAGAACCTCATCCAAGCAATAATGCTTGTATCGTTTGTCACAGTGTTCATATCCTGAATTGTGGTTGCGTCTAGCACATGATCAACGATTTCACCCGCTGTGTGCGCTACTGCGCTTGTTGAATCGTAACCCCGAGAAGATGCAGTAAAAGTATTTGCACTTCTTGAGGAGCAAAGAATCTTTTCTTCCGAAGCAGTCCCTCTTCCAATTACAATTGCAAAAGGGTTTGTTAATCCAGAAGGGAAGGTTGTTCCATCAATAACTATGATTGATGTTGCTGAGTTTGATATATTTGCTGTCAACTGTGTCTTTAAAACACCACCAGCGAATTCTCTTCTTAACAAAGCAACCCCCTAATTAGTTGATAGAAATACTTAGGTCGCCTGCGCTGACTCTAAGGATATCTCCTGCATCAAGTGATTTGTTTGCAGTCAAAGGTCCGTAGACAAGGATATTTCCGCTTGTAAGTGCGTCAGTAACCGCAATTGCAACAACAGTGCATGCAGGCATTCCATTAAAGTCAATATCAGAAGTATTTACTGTTGAACCAGATGCTGCGCCGTTAAATGCGGCTACTTTTCTTGCGTATGATCCACCAGAAACCTCTGTTCCTGCCGTTGAATCTGTTGGGGCAACTGTATAAAGCGCCAAGTAAACCGTTGTCGGTTTGGTATAAGTTGTTGTTCCTAGAAAATGATCAAGAAGTTTAACTTCAAGATAATCGCTTAAGTTTCCAGCCATTAATTAATCCTCCTTAGAAGCCAAGTACTCTTCAAGTTCAAGTACATCAGGGATTCTAAAATTTTCAAGAGTGAGAAGGAAGGCGGCTTGTTCCTGTGTAACTTCTTGAATATAATCTTCTCTTGTAAAGACAAGACCATTTCCACTATAAGCAGCACCACTTTCAAAAATAATAACAACAAGGTCTGGATTAACAGAACTTACTGAACTTGAAACTGGTTTTGCTTCTTTTGGTTTCGCAGCAGCTTTCTTGGCTGGTGCTTTTTTAGCCGGGGTTTTATCAACATTCAATGATGTTGAGGTAACAATATTTTCACTCATGATAAATATCTTATCATACTTAACTATAAAATGCGAAAAGGAGGGGATATTTCACCCCCCCCAATCACAAATTTTTAATTACTAATTACAGTGTACGAAGCTTGACATTCTTACCGATTACATATGAATCAGCATTTTCAATGTTGCTTGCAACTCTCATGTACTGAGTATATTCGATTGTGTCTGTCTTTGGCTTGAACTGACGGTATACAGTGATATCACGGTGGATACCGATAACACGGTTGTTAGGGAATGTTAGTTCAATATGACCATGTGATCCTGTTGCACCTGAGTAGTCACCAGTAACCGTTTCTGGCATCAAAGGAACTTCAAGCAAAGGAATACCGAATGGTGAAATTCCAGTTGAACCCGGACCACCATTTCCACGCATTGTGCCCTGAAGGAATGCCACATCGCCGACCAATGAGCCGGGAGATGGTGCACCTGCAGTTGCAGCAGTTGCATCGTTTGGATTACCCAAGCTGTAGATGGTGTCTTGAACATTGCCTGAACCAGAGAAGAATCTCAGTTCATTTCTGCGCTGAAGATACTTAGTTGGCATATTGCGAAGAATACGATCATAAGTAGCTCTTGAAACCTGATTACCAGCCTCATCAACTACACGACCATTTGTCTTAGCAAGCTTTACAAAGCCATCAAGTGCCTTGAGAAGACCATTGTTTGAAGATGTATTACCATTGATGAACAAATCGTCAAGGTCGTTAGCTGTTTGACGAGCCATAACCTGTGCGATGTGATCTTCAAGAGATGCACCTTCAATGTTGTCTTCCAAAGACTCAGTGCTCAATGCCCAGTCAAGACGAAGCTTAACGGTTGACAATGAAACCTTACTGAATGTTACAGCGGCGTTTGCACCGCTGTCTGTTGCCTCGGTTGCCTTTGAAAGCAAGCGGGTGCCTACGGAAACCTTATCGATTTCCATTTGTGGTGTACGCATACGAACGACTCTTGCGTTCTGCATAAGTACAGACTGATCAATAACAAAATCGAGGAATCGATTTGACTGAGCTGGTTTCATTAAACCACCTGAATCATTACCTACAACCCCAGTTGTTACTTCGTCAGCTTTTGATAGAATTTCTTCTTGTGATGCCATTTTGTTTTTCCTCCTATTATGACTTATAGCCCAAGGAGTTAATTAAACCTTGTGGCAAATATACATTGTCCCAGACTGATTTTGGAGCAGACTTGGAAAGTTCCTCGCCCTCTTCGTCATCTTCTGGATCAACACTTTTCTTGATAGCACCGGCGGTAGCGAAGGCTTTAACCTGCTCCTCTTGCTCGGTCAGAGCTTGCTCTGTTGCTTCTAATTTTTCTTGAAGTTCAGCAGTGCTGGCTTCAAATCCCTTTGTAATATCATCGATTTTGTTTTGAACCGAAGCTTCAATCTCTTCTTTAATTGAAGTAGCGAAGGTTTCGAGTTTTTGATCAACCACATCACTGAGAGCATTTTTTAGGATTTCAATATCCATTTCTTCCTCCTGTGTGTTTTCAGTTACTTCAACTTGTGCTGAAGCATTTTCTTGAACATCTGGAACAAGCCAGTTAACTACTCTTTTCAGCAGAGATAGTCTGTCTATTTCTTGTTCATTCATGTTAAAGACCTTATCATAGTTTATATCATTTTGCAATTCATTCTCTTGCTTTTCAACTAATTCACTATTATTATCAGTTGCACTGATTGAATCCATCATTTCCTTAAGCACTTCATTAATTGAATCATTATCTTCAATGCCTTCTTCTGGGGATTCTTTTTTTATTTCATTTGTCATTGAAGACTCCTTTTTCTTTTTCTTTGGATAACCCTGTGTTGGATTTTTAATACCAGCACCCATGTTTCCAGTTGTCACTTCTCCTTCTTTCTCAATGCTTTTTTCTTTCGTCTTGGCATATCTCTCAAGAAGTCTGCGACCTTTTGCAGCAAGTTCTGCTGCATCTTGTGCATTCTGTGGCACAGGTTCACCCCATGCCGTTGCTGAAAGGGCGAGCCTTGTTGGTCTGCCCTTTGAGTCCTTCATTGGACCAGATGGATTTGTAAAGAAGCGTGTCAGGAAAGAACCCTTTCTGCGCATCTTTTCTGGGGTATCTGCCGCACCCCGAACTCCGGGCTTAAGATTTGCGCCCTCAGTTTCTTTAAAATGTCTACGACCCGCAGCAGTCAAACCGCCCTTTGGGTCTTTTAAGGTTTGTTTTGCTTTTTCAAAATCAATATCCTCAACAAGATCTAGGATGTAATCAAGGTTTCCATCAACATCCATTTTGATAATATCAACAACCGCCAGTGCGTTTGCTGGATTATCCACAAGACTTAGTTCGCCAAGAACATAGTTCTTAATCACATTAACTGGTCTACCACGATGCATCTTCTCTGTTGACTCAACTTTTTCAAGAATCTTTCCGCCAATTGAAAATGCACGAAGGGTTCCGTCAAGAACTTTTTGCCAAGTATTCTCGGCTCCCTTTGAGATGTAAGCATCAACACGAACAGCATTGTACATAACGCCATCTTCACCCATCACTTGGATTGGGTTGTAACTGACAGCTTTACCTACAGCAACCGGGGCATGCATTTCACGAATGTTCCCGCCCCAATTCTTAAATGCCTCAACAGAAGCGGTAAAGTCAACAATGTCTCCACTTTTATCTATATTGTCAGCAGTAGCGATACCGCTTACAATCCTCTCTTCCTTCTTGATCATGTCAATAGGGAAGGACAAGTTAAAATTTTCCATAGTCACCTCGTAATCTTATATTATACACTATTATTTGTATAATTAGCCAACTGCGTAAGCTGAAAAGCTAACACCGGCTGTAATGATTTTAATTTTTGTATAGTCGCCCGGGATTTTGTGATACATATGACTGCCATCATCTGGTGCATGAGGGATAAGAATTTGGTGTCTTCCGTTCAATTCAATAATCGCACTTGTTGTGTTGCTTTTATTCCATACAAACAAATAATCAGTATGATGTCCGATTGACACCTCACCGTCTGTGCTTGCGATAGCTGTTGTTGTATATACAATACTACTCATTTTTTTCTCCTTCAAATACCTTGACGGTATCTGTATTGTCGCCAGAGTCTTGACTCTGACCTCTTTCTTTTTGATCTCCAGCAGCTTGAACACCACTCGGTGTTGCTCCACTGTCAGATCTAGACTTTGGTGGTTCAGAGGATGCATTGTTGGAATTTCCAATAGGAGCTCCACCATTCTCCTGCTTAATCTTTGTTGGGAATGGTAACATATCATCTCCCTGAGATCTTTCGGGAAGACCAATTTTACTTCTGACCTCATTTGGACTAACAACCTCTGTACGGAGATATCTGTCATAAATTCTTGATTCCATATCTTCGTCAAGAAGATCTATTTTCTTCAACTTGAACTGAAGAAGGTCTGTGAACTCTGCAAGAAGACGATTGATTTTCTTTTCAATAATTGCCTGATCCGGTCCAATTACTTGAATCTTGAAAGTCTTATCAGCATCTCTTGATACAGCAAGGTTTGCGTTATCATAAACACCAACCTTTGGGGCAGGAACTCTGTTTGCAATAAGAATTTCATCACGATTGGATTTGCGATATTTATCAAAAGAAGCATCTTGAATTCCGGCTTCTAGTTTTTCAAACTTAATGTCAGCATCTCCACCAATTCCAGCAGGTAAAGGGACAATAAGGGTTCCGTGGTTGCGACCTTTAACTTCGGTTCTAAAGTAGTTGACCAGTTCCATTTTAGAACGATTGCTAAGCTTTGCACCTTTAAGAATAATTGCATAACGAGGTATTGCTTTGTTTTCAAAATAATCTATGTTATATTCTTTTGCAAACTTATCTCCAACAATAGCTGCAGCAGCAGAAACGGCTGCGGGGATACCGTAGTAAGTATTGTTTGGTGAATACATTTTGAAATGGATAATCTCATTTGGACTTGGATCAGCGTTAATTGGATCTGCCATCTCTAGGTCTTGAAAATTTCTAAAGAACACGGCTTGAATTTTATTTGCCCTTGAAAGTTGAACAAAACCATCACGGTGTCTTCTTACACGAACCATCGTTGCAGGGATGTGTCCGATATATCCAACTTTTCCAGCATTATTGCGACCAATTTCCAAGTAACCGTTACCAACAGTCAAGCAATCTTGCCAAACACGAACCAAAGTCTCAATCAGTGTCTCTTCAACATTTAAATCTTCAAACATGACTTCAAGTTCTTCTCTCAGGTCTTGAAGATTTTTGCGAGTCCTTTCCAGTTTTGCTGGGTCATCTTGTGCTTTTTCTATTCTTCTTCTTGACTTCAATGTTTCATCAAATTCAAAACCAAGACCGACTGTATTCATAACTCTTGCATTAATTGCAGCGCAATGAATTGCACTTTGGTCATAAAGTTTTGCAAGACCATCAAGATCGTATGGGGGGTTTACGATATCCCAAAGGGAGTAGCCATTAATTACTTCTGGATCTAGGTACTTAGACTTAGTTCCATCCTCGCCCTCTTGCCTTTTCTGCAGTTTATAAGCTTTTCTTTTCATCTTTGGAGAAAGAGAACTTACTTTCACAATAGAAAAAGGATCTACTGGCTCCTCTGTTGCTGAAAATCCAGTGTATGAAATATCATCAATTTCATCAACAATCTCTGTGTCGGCTAATACCATTCTGTTATCCATTATTTTCTCCCAAAGTGTTGGTCATACATATCTTCAAATGGATCAGCAACTAGACCGTCAGCGAGCCTTTCTGCTTGGTCATCTCTCTCATCAGAAGAAACTTTTCTTGCACCAGGAACCCAACGGATTACTCCATCTTCAGAACCTGTCCAATATTTAGCAGCCTCAGCAACACGAAGTTCAAGGGCTTCATCGCCAACAAGACCTTCTGCACAAAGAACATTTTCTCCATCAGATAAGGGGAAGCCATCTGGCATAATCCAAAGACAAATGCCATATGCTCTCTCTGGAACCCAGATGTTTTTACTTTTAATCATATCTGAAGACATTTGAGACAATTCTACACTACTTTCTTTAATTTATCCACATTAACGGTACAAGTTTGTACGATTATTTAGAAATGTTGTCTTTAATAAGTTTGATTTCGCAAGAATCTGTACTGCAGTAGTTTTCGCCGATAGCATCTGCTGCCATTCCTGCATAAACACCAGAGAAGTCAATCGGGAACAATTTGTTCTCCCCATCCTCTCGGTACTCCTCTTCGGTAATTTGGGTGTAAGGCATTTGTGGATATGTAAAGTTTCCTGATGGCAAGAATGAAACAGTTTTCAACTGACCGTCATACATGTGGAGAACTGTTCCGACATACTTCTGCTCAGTTTCTGAGTCAAAAGAGATTGTTACAGATACTGAGTTATCTGACCAGTACCTTTGAGCAACAGAAGCAAGAGCCATTTTTTCAAAAATAGTTACATCCCTCTCAGCCCTCTTCGCATCAGACTTGATTGGGAAAAAGACAACAGATGTGGTGTCTGGAGACTCAGAAGCGGGTTCAACCCT